GATTGTTTCAGAAGTTACTGAGGTAATGGAAGCAGTACGCAAAGATAAGGGTGAAGAAGAAATTACTAAGGAGTTTGCAGATATTATTATTCGCACACTTGACCTGTATGCAGGAATGGTTGAAGCAGGATATACTAGATTATCACTTGATCAAGCACTAAAAGAAAAGGTCGACTTTAATAAAACTAGACCAGAAAAACACGGGGTACGATTTTAATGTCAGTAACAATGGAAGAAGTCTTAGCACAGTTAAATCCTAAGTTGCGTAAGACTATTATGACTGGAGATTCAGTTCCTCCAACAGAGTATGCAGCCACACCTAGTTTTGGTTTAAACCGTGCCTTAGCAGGAGGATTACCTTATGGCAGACAAGTACTCATTTGGGGTTCAAAGTCCTCTGCAAAGTCCTCTCTATGCCTTCAGATGATAGGTCTAGCACAGAAAGAAGGAAAGGTCTGTGCATGGATTGATGCTGAAATGTCTTATGATAAGAAATGGGCAGAAAGCCTTGGTGTTGATTCCTCTAAGCTTATTGTTTCTCAGTGTCGCACAATTAATGAAATGGTTGAAGTTGGCACTAACCTTATGCAGGCTGGAGTTGATATAATAGTTATTGATTCTATTACTTCATTGCTACCAGCAATATATTTTGAAAAGGATTCAGATGAACTTAAACAACTTGAGAATACCAAGCAAATTGGTGCGGAGTCTAGAGACTTTAGCAATGCATGGAAGATGCTTAACTATGCTAATAATAAAGTTAAGCCTAGTATGCTTGTCCTTATTAGCCAGTCTCGTAATAATATTAGTGCTATGTATACTAGTCAGCAGCCTACTGGTGGTCAAGCTACTAAGTTTTATTCCTCAACAGTTATTAAATTATTTTCGTCAGAGTCAGATAATCAAGCAATTAAAGGTAAGATTCATGTCGGAGATAAACTTATTGAAGAAAAGATTGGTCGCAAAATTCGTTGGGAACTACAGTTCTCTAAGACTTCTCCTGGCTTTCAGTCTGGCGAGTATGACTTTTATTTCAGGGGAGATAATGTTGGTATTGATAGCATTGGTGATCTTGTTGATACGGCTGAAATGATGGGTATCGTTGAGCGCACAGGTGCATGGTATGTACTACCTGATGGTACAAAAGTTCAAGGTAGGGAAGGTTTTGTTAATAGAGTTAGAGAAGATTTAGATCTACAAGACTCCATTAAGAATAAAATACTAAATGTCTGAAAAATTTAAGATTTTTGCAGGAAAGTTTATTTGTAAAAAATGCAATGAAGAAGTTAATTCTTTAAGGCTTTGGCTAGATAGTGCAGATGTTACATGGATGTGCAGTCAAAAGCATATCTCTAAAGTTCCACTTATATTAACAAAGAAGGATTATGAGCGAGAGAAGTGAGTCAAAAAGAATTGGTGCTAAACAGCACAAGAATTCTGGACGTAATACGCATAAGGGTGATGCTACCTGGAAAAATTTTACTGTAGATTTTAAGGAATGCTCTAAGTCTTTTACTTTAAACAAAGATGTTTGGGCTAAAGCTGTAACAGATGCTATTAGAAATGGAAATGATCCTGCCATACTCGTAGTCCTTGGTAACGGAAATTCAAAGGTACGATTAATGATAACTGAATTTGAAATAATGGAACAACTAATAGGAGAAGAAGATGAGTGAACAAACAACGCTAGATATGGTAAATGGTTTATCTGAAATAGCAGACTACATGCAAGATGAGGAGCTAACCCAGGCTTTGACTTTTATAGCCAAGGTAATTATTAAGCCAGACATTCCAGCACAAGTAGCTAGTATTGAGATTGTAAGGCTACAAGCAATTGCTGCAAAGATGGCGTTCAAGGCTACCTGGATGGCAAATGTTGATAAAAATGACAGGGCAAAAAAGAATATCTATTACACAGCAGCAGAGTCAATAAACAACTTAGTATCCGCACTCAAATATATAATGCGCTAACATGCTATACTTATATAAAGAAAAGAGATAACATGACAAAAAATTTACTAAAGCAAATCATGATAAAGGAAGTTGAGTCTCCAGCAGCTATTGATGCTAAAGAGCTTGTAAAGGCAATTGAGGCAGGATATCTTGTAGGTCGTGAGCCTAAGCATACACAGAAGAAAACCTTTGGTCCTTCTACTATTGCCTATGGTCATGGAGAATGTCCAAGATATTGGTACCTTGCATTTGAAGGAGCAGTATTTGAGGATAATGCTGACCCATATGCTGTTGCAAACATGAGCAATGGAACGCTGGCTCATGGAAGAATTGAGGAAGCATTTAAGAACTCTGGAATTTCTATTGACTCAGAGTTTAAGATTTTTAATGATGATCCTCCTATTTTTGGTTATGTAGATAACTTTATTAATTGGAAGGGTGAAGAAGTTGTTGTAGAAGTAAAGACAACCAACAACGAAGTTTTTGAATATCGCAAGCGTACAGGCAAGCCTAAGATGGGACATGTTGTACAGATACTTATCTATATGAAGATTCTTAAGAAGGCTAAGGGTGTTCTTATTTATGAGAATAAAAACAACCATGAACTTCTTGTTATTCCAGTAGAAGTAAATGATCATTATCGCAAATGGATTGATGAAGCTTTTGAATGGATGAGAGTTGTTCGTAAGTCTTGGGAAGTTAAAGAGCTTCCAACAAAGAACTATAGATCAAACTCTAAGATTTGTAAAAACTGTCCAATCAGAAAAGCATGTGACGAAGCAGGAGCAGGTGTTGTTAAGATAGCATCTCTGGAGGAACTGAGTGAAGCTTTGTAGCAGATGTGATGTTAGGTTTAGCCCAAAGGTCAGTTATCAAATTTACTGTAGCCTTGAATGCAGAGACCTTGCTACAAAAGATAAGATTCAGGAAAGATACCAGATATCTCGTAGACAAAAAAGAATAGGGAAGGACCGCAGATGTTTAGGTGGATGCGGAACTTCTCTCTCTATCTATAATGATGCTGGATTTTGTGCAAATTGTAATGTTAGTGAAAAAGCAGTAAACAAAATGTTAAAAGAGCTAAAGGGATTTATTGAATATGAGCAAGAATAAGTGGGGTATTGAGTTGAAGCCAGAACGTATTTGTGCTATTGATGCCAGCACTAACAGTCTTGCCTATGCAACATTTCATGGTGGGTATCTTAAAGAAGTTGGAAAGATAAATTTTGATGGAAAAGATATATACGAAAAAGTAATTGATGCTGGAAGAAAATCAAAGGGCTTATTTGAATACATAGTAAATGTAGATGCTATTGTTATTGAGCACACTGTATTTATGAATAGTCCAAAGACTGCTGCAGACTTAGCACTAGTTCAAGGAGCACTTCTTGGAGCAGCAGGACAGTCTGGCATTAGCGTAATTGGAAAGGTTTCACCAATAACTTGGCAAAACTTTATCGGAAATAAAAAAATATCAAAAGAAGAGAAAGCAATAATTGTTGCAAGAAATCCTGGTAAGTCTGAGTCATGGTATAAAACATATGAGCGTAACTTGCGAAAACAAAGAACTATTGATTTTATTGAGTTTGAGTATAATAAAAAAGTTGAAGATAATGATGTTGCCGATGCCTGTGGCATTGGTCATTGGGCTATAAAAAACTGGGATAAAGCGATAGGGGTTGATAAGTAATGCCTGAGTTAAATGCAAACATTCCACCAATAGAATGCTATGTGCGTGGTAATTTTTTAAGAGATCAAAGAGATAGTCATGATCAATACTTTCCTTGTGTAATTTTTGGTGTATCAAGTATTAAAGCAAGGAGCCCACTATTTCATTTTATGATGGAAGATGGTGGAATTTGGTGGAGAATGCCAATCAATGCATTTTGTACTAAGCCAGGAGTTCCAGAAGAACCAATTCATAACCTTGTTTTATGGAATTCTTTTAGCTCTCATGTTTCTGTTACAAAGTTTCAGGCATTAAGTAATATGAGGATGTCATATATGGATAGAACTCAAACAAATATTCCTGGAACATATTTGTTTACACTTGATTGGCATAGTCCAGAAACAAATATTTTAGATGATGGATATTCTGAAAATCCAGGTCAGCATAAATGCGGTCACGTAATTCAGAGAGATGATGGAAATTTTGCGGTACAGCCAAATAATAGGGTAAGGATTAAGGAGCCATCCTTTGTTACTAAAAAAGACCTAGTAATACAAAGATTAATTAATACAAACAAGTGGGATGTTGAAAGCTATGACAAGTGGATACTTGAAGATTCAGATGCCTACAACTATGATGTTCTTAACTCAGAAGGTAAGCCATGAGTGATAGAGATAGATTTTTGTTTAAAGAGGAAGACTCTGATGTGATTCTGACTGTAAGAACTCTTGCTCCAACAAAATGGTTATTGATGGATCGTGAGACTGGACAGATGTATCAGGGAAGTCTAAGAGGGCACTGGGATAGGCTTGAGCCAGTAATCAAGGTTGACGGAGAGAACGATGTCTGGTAAACTATATAGTTCAGAGATATGGTTAAAAAAAAGATTTCTTATTGATAAGAAGTCTCCAGAAGAGATTGCAAAAGAATGTGGGGTAAGCGTAGAAACTATATACGTTTATCTTGCAAAATTTAACTTAAGAAAGAGTAGACGATGAATAAAACACAAAAAGTTCTTATTGGTTTAGGAGTTGCTGGAGCAGTAGGACTAACATATGTTATTGCAGCGCTTAAAGGTATGCCAGAGGCATTTGATTTAGAGGGTGATGATGATTAAAGCTTTTAAACAATTGTTTTGTAGTCATGTAGAAACATATACATCTTCCTGTCCATACACGTCTAAATCATATACATATTGTTTAAGCTGTTCAAAAAGATTGCTGGTTGAAACAATATCATGAGCAATAATCTAAATATAACGGTTGATCAGGTAAATCACCCACATCACTATACATCAGATCCTTCTGGAGTTGAGTGTATTCAGATTACCCGTCATCGTAACTTTAATGTTGGTAATGCTTTTAAGTATTTGTGGCGAGCAGGGCTGAAAGATGAAGCAAAAACAATACAAGATCTTGAAAAGGCAATATTTTATATTAAAGATGAAATTAATAGGTTAGAGGGTAAATACCGTGTCAACTGAAGAAGATCTAGTTAAACATCTTGATCAAGTTAATACTGTTGTTAGCGAATACCTAAAGGGCAATGATCCAACAGTGATTTCAAAAGAGTTAGACATTCCACGCACACGTGTTGTTTCTCTTATTAATGAGTGGAAGACAATGGCATCTGATAATGCTGCAATTCGTGCTCGTGCCAAAGAAGCCCTTGTCGGTGCTGACACACACTATAGCAAGCTTATATCAAAATCTTATGAAGTTATTGATGAAGCCTCTATGACTAATAACCTTAGCGCAAAGACTGCTGCAATTAAGCTTGTTATGGATATTGAGTCTAAGCGTATTGATATGCTACAAAAGGCTGGACTATTAGAAAACAAAGAACTTGCAGAAGAGATGGTTGAGATTGAACGTAGACAAGAAGTTCTTGTTGGAATACTTAGAGATATAGCATCAGAACATCCAGATATCAGAGATCTTATTATGCAAAGACTTTCTTCTATTGCAAAAGAAGGAGAAGTGATTACAGTTGTCCACGATGTTCAATGAGTTCTTTGAAGTTCTAAAAGAGAATCATTTTGTTGAGAAGCCTGTTGACGCAAAGACATTTGTTGAGTCTCCAGAATATCTTGGGCAACCACCCCTATCTGATATTCAGTATACAATTGTAGAAGCCATGAGTCAGATTTATCGTAAAGAAGATGTTATTGATATTATGGGGGATGCTGGAGAAGAGTACTATAAAAAATACACAAAGAATGAACTTATTCTGCAACTTGGCAAGGGATCTGGAAAAGACTTTGTATCAACAGTAGCCTGTGCATATGTAGTATATAAGATGCTATGCCTTAAAGACCCTGCAGTTTACTATGGAAAGCCTGCAGGAGACGCCATTGATATCATTAACGTTGCAGTCAACGCTCAACAGGCAAAGAATGTTTTCTTTAAAGGTTTTAAAAATAAGATTGAAAGATCACCATGGTTTGCAGGAAAATATAATCCAAAAGCAGACTCAGTTGAGTTTGATAAATCAATTACTGTTTATTCTGGACACTCAGAGCGTGAGTCACATGAGGGTTTGAACTTGTTTATGGCAGTCCTTGATGAGATCTCTGGCTTTGCATCAGAGGTAGCAACAGGAAACGAACAAGGAAAGACTGCTGATAACATATACAAAGCTTTCCGTGGTACTGTAGATTCTCGTTTCCCTGATCTTGGCAAGGTTGTTCTTCTATCATTCCCCCGTTATCAAGGTGACTTTATTTCTCAACGGTATGATTCAGTAATCTCTGACAAAGAGGTAGTAGAAAGAACACATAAGTTTATTATTAATGAAGATCTGCCACATGATAATCCAGATAATAACTTTGAAATATCTTGGGATGAGGACCACATACTTTCCTATAAGATTCCTAAGATATTTGCACTAAAGCGTCCAACATGGGAAGTAAATCCTACTCGTAATATTGATGACTTTAAGATCGCATTCTTAACAGACTTAGGAGATGCAATGATGCGTTTTCTTTGTACACCAACATACTCATCTGATTCTTTCTTTAAACAAAAAGACAAACTAATCAACTGCATGACATTAACAAATCCTGTTGATAGTTTTAGAAGGTTTGCAGAAAACTTCAAACCAGACCCAAATAAAATTTATTATGTCCATGCTGACCTTGCACAAAAGCATGATAAGTGTGCTGTTGCAATTGCTCACGTAGATAAGTGGGTAAATATCCAGGTAATTAAAGATTATGAACAAGTAGCACCTATCGTAATAGTAGATGCAGTAGCATGGTGGGAGCCAAGATCAGAAGGACCAGTTGATCTATCTCAGGTTAAACAGTGGATTCAAAACCTAAGAAGGCAGGGTTTTAATATAGGGATGGTTTCTTTTGACCGTTGGCAATCATTTGATATTCAGCAAGAGCTTAAAGCAGTAGGAATAAGAACTGATACTGTTTCTGTTGCAAAAAAACACTACGAAGATTTAGCAATGATGATCTATGAAGAGCGAGTTGCTATGCCAATGATTCCATTACTCTTGGAAGAAATGTCAGAGTTGAAGATTATGAAGGGTAATCGTGTTGATCACCCTAGAAAGAAATCTAAAGACTTGGCAGATGCTGTCTGTGGTGCTGTTTTTGGTGCTATTTCTCATACACCAAAAGATATGGATATTGAAATAGAGATTCATACCTGGGGAACAAGCGATAAACTTGCAAGACAGCAAAGAGCTATGGTAGAATTGGAAGACAGGCAAATGCCTGAAGATGTCAAGGATTTTCTTGACAATTTGAAACTAATATAATAAGGAGAAGTAAGTGAATTCATTTAAGAAAATCGCTTTGGGACTAGCTGCAGCAATGTCCTTTGGCGTATTATCAGCACTTCCGACAAGTGCTGCTGTAAACGCACCAACTCTAACCATTGACTCAGCAACAGACGCTGTGACATCTGGTGAGTCTGCTACAGCAGTAGTAACATTGTCGTTTATTTCAGAAACATTAGCAGATACAGCAACAATTATCTCTGCTATGTTTTCTCAGCCAACAGGGGCAGCAAAGTCTGCAACCCTATCACTTCTAGAAACATCAACATCCTCAGTAGTTATTGCAGGAAATAATGTTTCAGCAAACGTTAATTCAACAGTTAACACACCAACATATGTAACAGCAAAGTTCTTGGTAACTTTGAATGCACCAACGGTTGCAGGTACATATGATGCAAAGATTCTAACAACAAGCCCAATCAATGGGCCATCAGTTTCATGGACAGTAACAGTTAAGGCAGCGGATCTAACTCCATCTGCTTCAACTACTACATCTATCCTAAATGCTGGTGAAGTAACAACTGCAACCGCAGATGCTACAGTTTATGCTCCAAAGGCAACATCTACAGATGCAGCAGCAGTAATTGTTGTTACACCTAAGAATGCAGCAGGAGGATCAGCAACTGAGTCAATTCTTGCAACAGTTTCAGGTTCAGGAATGATTGGTAGCGGATCAAACGCAACATCAATTTCAGCACAAGGTCGCTCATTGGTAATTCCTTCAGGAAACCATATTGGTGTATTTGCTGACGGTACAGCAGGAGTATCAACAATTACTCTTACAACACTTACAGGTGTAGTTCTTGCAACTGAGAAGGTAACATTTTACGGAGATATCGCATCTATCGTAGCAACAACAGTTAAGCCTGTTATCCCAGTGGGATCAAATGTTTCAACAATTAAGGCAGTAGCGTATGATGCTGCTGGAGTAACAGTTGGAGCAGGAACACTTAATGCTTTCTCAAGCGATGTTTCAGTGGTATCCGATTCAGGAACTGCAGCAACAATCGTAAATGGTGAAGCAGTGTTTACTCTTATAGGAGTTAAGACAGGCGGAGTTGCTGTAACTGTTAAGTCAGGAACAGTATCATCTGCACCAGTTGCAACTCGTGTAGAGGGTACAGCAGCAACTGTTAAGTTGTCTTTTGATAAGGCTCAGTACCTTCCAGGAGAAGCAGCAACCATTACAGTTCAGGTTCTTGATGCAGCAGGCCTTCCAGTATCTGGTAAGACACATGCTAATCTATTTGCTATAGGTGGAATTGTTTCTAACTATGCATTCGGATCAGCATCTGATGTACTAACAGCGACTTCTGTAACAACAGATACAGCAACAGTTAAGACCTACAAGGTCTTCATGCCACTTGTACAAAATACAATTAAGATCACAGCAACTGGTGGATCATCTCTTCCAGTAGCAGGTCAGGTTGTAGTTTCTGCAGAGGTACTTGTTGAAGATTCTGCTCAGAAAGCAGCATCTGACGCAGCAAAAGAAGCAGTTGATGCAGCCAATGCAGCAACAGATGCAGCTCTTGCTGCAGCTGAAGCAGCAGATGCTGCTACAACAGCAGCTCAGGAAGCATCTGATGCAGTTGCAGCACTTTCAGAGTCTGTAACTAAGTTAATTGCTGGACTTCAAGCACAAATCAAGTCACTTGCAGCAGTAGTTGCAAAGATTGCTAAGAAGGTAAAGGCTTAATAGCT